TATGACTACAGGTGCAGTTATAACTTTAGATAGTTTAGGTTCAAATACTGTTTTAAATACTAGTGGAAGTGTTGTAGTTCCTAATGGTTCAGTCGGGATCGGAACGAATTCGCCTGATGCCACATTAGATGTTCATGCGCCATCTACCACGGCACCTTCACTTACTATGGGTGCTGCTGCTGGTCAAATATTTAAAAATGAAGATTTAGAATTTGCTTTTGGATTAAATAATGCATCGCCATATAATGGCTGGATGCAAACAAGGTTTGCTGGAAACGTATCAAGAAATTTTTCAATAAATCCTTTAGGCGGCAACGTCGGAATTGGCACGGATTCGCCTACAGGTAAATTAGTTGTTAGAACAAGTACAGATCATAATTTTGAAGTCGAAGAAACAGGTGGTGAATTAAGATTATCAGCTTTAAATAATGCACGGTCAGCTAATATAGGTTTACAATTTGCGGCATCAGAATTTAATTTTTTAACTGGAAACGTCGGTATCGGGACGACTACGCCTGAGTTTAAATTAGATGTAAAATCAAATAGTGATGCAGCACCTAGTGCATATTTAAGAGGTGGTAAATCTTCGCAAGGAGAAATACAAAATACAGGTTTAATTATAGGTACTCAAACAGACATGGCAGCTGGAGATTATCAGGGTATAAGTTTTACTGGGTATACAAGTTCTAGCGCTATTGCAAGAGGTAGAGCTGCAATTGGTGTAGAAGCTATAAATGGGCCTGGTAAAATGGATTTAGTATTCATGACTAGATTTGCTGATGATGGTACTCAGTTAAGTTCTGCTGATGAAAAAATGCGTATTACAAGTGCGGGGGAGTTTGGTTTTGGAACTACAACTAATAGTGTACAAAATGGTTCAATTTATTTTCAAGAAATTAAAGATGTAAATACGTATATAAAAGTAGGTCATAAAACAGGTTCTGCAAGTGGTGCTGATTTCTTAGCTTGTTATTATGATGGAACACAAATTGGAGGAGTTGCACAAGCTGGTACAACAGGTGTCGCATTTAATACTTCTTCTGATTATAGGTTAAAAGAAAATGTAGTTTCAATGACTGGAGCTTTAGATAGAATAAGTCAATTAAAACCAAGTCGATTTAATTTTATAGCAGATGCAGACAAAACAGTAGATGGGTTTTTAGCTCACGAAGTACAAGAGATAGTGCCTGAAGCTATTACAGGAGAAAAAGATGCGGTAGATGAAGAAGGTAATCCACAATATCAAGGTATTGACCAATCAAAACTAGTACCACTATTAGTAGGTGCAATACAAGAACTAAAAGCAGAAATAGAATTATTGAAAAACAAATAAATGGCAAATTTATCAAATATAAATGGAAAATTCGTTGTAGAGCAAACAACAGGATATGTGGGCGTAGGAACAACGGATCCTAATTATCCAATTGAAGTATTAAATGCTTCTGCTGAAATAGCTTTAAATTCGTCAGGTGGTTCTATTTATAGATTACGAAGTGATAGTACAGATTCTTTTAGAATTAATAAAAATGGTGTAGGAGATAGATTAGTTATAAACAGTTTAGGAAACGCAACTTTTTCAGGAAATGTAGATATTATTAAAACTACTTCAGATGTTGCAGGAGAATTAAGAATTGGTGGAATTTTAGCTTCAGATAATTTGCCATTTGGTAAAATTAACTTTGCAAATACTGCTGCTGCAAACTCACAAACAAATGATGTTTTAGCATATATAGCAGGTGAAAAAACAGGTTCAAGCAATAAAGGTGAACTAACTTTTGCTACTTCAGATAATTCTGCACCTGTTGAAAGATTAAGAATAGACAGTTCAGGAAACTCAACTTTTGCAGGAACAATTAATGGTTCAGGTATAGAATTGTCAAACTACATGCAAATTAAAGTAGATGATGCAGAAATATACTGGACTAATAGTGCAAATAATGACTATTGGAGATGGAAACGAGATGCAAGTAATAACTTTATTTGCGATCATTATAATGGAAGTTCAACTACAGCAGCTTTGTCTTTTGATTCTTCCCAAAATGCAACTTTTGCAGGAAATGTAAAAATAGGAACTTCAACAACTGGAACACCTGCTGTAAATGCAGATGATTTAGTTATTGACAAAGGCGCAAGTGAATCAGGAATAACTTTAATGTCAACTGCTGCTGCTTCTATAAGATTTGGTGATGCTGCAAATACCTCAATAGGTTCGTTAGAATATAATCATAACTCAAATTATATGAGAATGATTGTTAACAATGCAGAAAGAATGCGTATAGACAGTTCTGGAAACATAAACATTGGAACTGGTGCGGCAAGTGATACTTATGTTAGAATATATAACGCAAGTTCGGGAGATATAACAGCAGGTTATCAAGTGTATAATGGTAGTAATTTAGACCTTAATATATATACTAATCCTTTGTTTGGCAATTCTACATTTTTTTCAAGAGAAACATTTTCTTTCAATACATCAGCTGGTGCAAAAGTAAAAATATTAAATAACGGCAATGTCGGGATCGGGACAACTGATCCAAATGTAAAATTAAGAATAGCAGGAACACAAGGAAACCCTGCAACTTCAGGAAGTACTTCAACAGGTTTTTTAAGTTTATATGGTACAGGTGCTTCACACGGATTAATGATGGGAGTTCAAAACGTAAGCCCTTTTGGTAGTTGGATACAAGCACAAGATAAAAGTAATCACGCTACAAATTATAATCTATTATTAAATCCAAACGGTGGCAATGTCGGGATCGGAACTGATTCGCCTAGTTCATTTTCAGGATATACTAATTTAAGTTTAAAAGCAGGTTCAACTGGAAATAATTTAGATTTTTTTAATTCATCTGGAACTAGAATTGGTGCTATAGTTACTGACGGAAGTGATGATGTAATATTAGAAGCTTCTGGAATATCAAGAAATTTAATATTTAAAACTGATAATGCAGGAACATTTTCAGAAAAAATGAGGATTACAAGTGGGGGGGATGTTTTAATTGGTAAAGATGCATTAAATAATGATGATGTAGGATTGTGGTTAAACAATGATGGTGCTTCTTGGTTTACTCAAAACAATGATTATTGTGTTGGGTTAAATAGAAAGGGAACAGATGGTAATGTTATGCTATTTACTAATGACCAAGCAGGTGCAGGTTCTATTTCTGTATCAGGAACAACAACTGCTTTTAACACATCTTCAGATTATAGATTAAAAGAAGATTTACAAGATTTTAATGGACTTGATAAAGTTTCTAAAATACCTGTTTATGACTTTAAATGGAAAACAGACGAAAGCAGAAGTTATGGAGTTATGGCTCACGAACTTCAAGAAGTTTTACCAGATGCAGTTTCAGGAAAAAAAGATGCAGAAGAAATGCAAGGTGTTGATTATTCTAAAATAGTACCATTATTAGTTAAGTCAATACAAGAGCTAAAAGCAGAAATTGAATTATTAAAAAACAAATAAAAATGGCAATAACTTACAAATGGACAATTAACCAAATGAATGCACATATCCAAGCTGAAGGCGAAGACAATGTGATTTTTACAGTACACTGGACATATTCTGGATCAGAAGATGTTAGTGGAAAAATTTACTCAGCAAGCTCAATAGGTGCTCAAAGTTTTACTTATGTAAAAGGAGATCCTTTTGTGCCTTACGCAGACACTGAAGCTTTTGAAAACGTAGTAATTGGATGGCTTGAAGGAGTATTAGACGTATCATCTATGCAATCCAGTATTGAAGCTACTATTCAAAAAGAAATTACACCTGTTAATGAAAATTTATACTTTACGTGGCAAACTCCACCCGCACCACCGGTACCACCTGTGGAAGAATAGTGTAAGTTTGTAAAAAAACAAGTGATAGTATAACTAAACCTATGTCACTGTGGTAGTGACATAAACCTATAAAATAATGTTTAACCCTTAAAACCCAAAAACAATGACTTATTTTTATTCGTTGAGCTCAAGTATGGGCCAACCACAACAACCACAGATTACCGAAGAAACTATTAAATATTGGAAGCACTTAGCTGAAAAGAAAAACTGGAGAATTGTTCAGTTACCTAATGGTTATTTTCAAACCGAGTACAAAGACCCAAATTGCACGTGTGATCCTAAAAAAGATCCGTGTTGCGAAAAATGGATAGACGTAACAAGACGTGAAACTATGGAAGCCGCTGAAATTGCTATTGATGGTAGTGTTGATCACTACAGTAAGAAAGTAGATTTCTTAAAAGGACCTAAAGTAGTTAAGACGTTTAAATAATATTAATCAATCAAATCAAATTAAATTAAATTATGTCAAATGCAATTGTAAAAAATCTGAACTTTGGTTCGGATGCTAAAAACAATGTGTTTGCTGGTATTACAAAACTTACACAAGCCGTTAGCTCCACACTAGGAGCTAGTGGCAAATGTGTTATGTTAGAAGATAGTACTGGTCAACCTATTATTACAAAAGATGGTGTAACTGTAGCTGAAGCTATTACACTTCTTGATCCTGTTGAAAACATGGGAGCAACATTACTTAAACAAGCCGCAAAGAAAACTGTTAGTGAAGCAGGTGATGGAACCACTACAGCAACTGTATTGGCTCATGCTATATTAGAAGAAGCATACAAAGTAATAACAAAAGAAAACTCAAGAGAAGTAAAAGAAAGCATACTCACAGCTACAAACAAAGTAGTTGATTACTTAGATTCTATAGTAACACCAGTAGATGGTGATATGATAGATCAAGTTGCTACAATATCTACAAATAATGATCCCATGCTTGGTAAAATTATTGCAGATGCTTTTAGATCAGTTGATCAAACAGGTGTAGTGATGCTAGAGGTTTCTGATTTACCAGAAACTAATTTTGAAACTATTGATGGCGTACAATATGATAGAGGATTAAAAAATATACATTTTGTAACTAATCAAGATACTAAAACAGCTGAACTAGATAAACCTTTAGTTTTAATCGTAGAGTCAGAGGTTGAAAACGTAAGAAAAATACAAAGTGTTTTAGAGTATGCTATAAAGAATAAAAGATCATTACTTATTATTGCTGATATTGATCAACAAGTTATGTCAGCTTTGGCAATGAACAAAATAAAAGGTAATATTAAAGTAAATGTTATCGATGCACCTATCTACGGTGTGAATAAAAAAGAAACACTAGAAGATTTAGCGTTACTTACAGGTGCTACGGTTATTAATGAAGATCTTGGAGATGATATTGATTTAATACAACCTGAGCAACTTGGTGAATGTAAGAAAACAATAACTAGTGAGCATGAAACCATATTACAAGTTCACGAGGTAAATGAAGAAGTGAAAGATTTAATTGAAGATATAAAAGCTAAACTTAAAACAGCTAAACACCCAGGTATTATAATTAATAATGAAAAAAGATTAGCTAGATTATCAGGTAAAGTTGCTATTGTAAAGGTTGGTGCTAATTCCGAGGTTGAATTAAAAGAAAAACGTGATAGAGTTGAAGATGCTATCTGTGCTACTAAAGCTGCTATAAAAGAAGGTATTGTACCTGGTGGTGGTATTGCTTTATTAAATGCATCACAAGAAATAGATACTTCAAACTCTTTAGAAAAAATACTTTTAAGAGCTATTAAATCCCCTTTCAATACAATACTTGCTAATGCTGGTATTAAAAATGAAAAGTTTTTTAATCAAGAAGGTAAAGGTCTAAACGTTGTTACAGGAAATATGGTAAATATGATTGAGTCAGGGATTATTGATCCTTTACTCGTCACAAAAAGTGCATTAAAAAATGCTAGCTCTGTGGCTAGAACTATTTTATCAACCGATTGTGTAATCAATAATCTTAGAATTAATGAAAGCAATAGGTAATAATTTAATAGTAGACATGACAAAACAAGGCGTCTCTGAAACCAAAGGCGGTTTGTTTTTAGCAGAAAAACAACGAGAAGATATAAGATATGCTGAGGGCACTGTATTATCAGTAGGCTCTAGTGTTGTAGAAATTAAAGAAAATGATATTATTTATTTTGATAAAAACAACGCGCATCAAATAGAAATTAAAAAAGAAATATATCAAGTTGTTAACATAGCACACGTAGTTGTTGTGTTATGAGATTAGAACCAAGTGATATTCGAGATCAAAATATTTTAAAACATTACAGGATCATAAGAAAATGGGCTTGTAAGAATAATGATTTAAACGATGCTGATTTAGAATTACTAATTTATTTCGATTGCATGGATCTTTTTACTAGAGAAGATTTTAAAATCGGTACATATTCTTATAGTTGGGATAACAGACGCTGGAACAGATTACTTAAAGAAGGTTGGATAACGGTTTGGAGAAAACACAACCGCACAACACAAAAGTATAATATTTATAAAGTTTCCTTTAAGTGTAAGCAACTAATAAGTCGCATGTACCGTATCATGCTTGGTAAAGAAGATATACCAACTTCTACCGCTAGAAATAAAATAATGAAAGGTAAAACCTATATAGACAAAGTTATGATTACGTCTATAAACCACGTTAATAAAGATAAAAACAGATAATCATGGGAAAAAAAGAAAAAGAAGTTGTAAAAAAAGAATCTTCTTACAACAAAATTATTCAAAAAAAAATTGAAAAGCTTAAAGCTAAACTAAAATAATGGGATTACTTTATAATGTAGGTAACAAGTTAATTAAAAAAGCTATGGATGCCAGAAAAGATACATCTAAACCTGGTCACACTCATTCTTCTGAAAAAGAAAAACCTGTTTATGATAAACCGCCTGAAGTAGGAGGAGTATCTTCTGATCCTACACCAAGCTTTATGGGTAAAAATCAAGTTGATGATTTTAAAACATTAACTGATCCTTTATCTGTAGATAGAGGTGGTAGAACAGTTGCTCAACCAGATGGTTTAGATAAAGTAGGTATATTGCCAGCCATGAATCCTCCAATGGCTGTACCAACATCACCGAATATAGATGAACAAGGTGTTAACAGCTTGTACTCTGATAAAATATAAATATTATGATAAAAAAACCAGGACAAAACGGACAAAATGCTATATGGGACTCAGGTCTAGCAAAAGAAGGTAGAACGCTTGTAAAAGGTAATTCAAGATATGGTGACAACTGTATGGAGGTTATGAAAGCTGATGTACCTTATAAAGCAGGACCAATCAGTTCTTTAGCAAAGTAAAAACTCACTAAAATGAGTGATAGAATAAGTGAACACATCTCGCTTAAAGAAGGTGTTAAATCTAACACAGCCACTAGGTTAAATATTGATAATACACCTCGTGATTTAGATTTGATTAACATGAAAACTATTGCTGAAAAAGTGTTTGAACCATTACGTAAATTTGTAGGTGGTCCAATCGCTATTAATAGTTTCTATCGCTCACCCAAATTAAATTCTGCTATTGGCGGAAGTACATCTTCACAACACTGTATAGGATGTGCAATTGACATAGATGATAAATACGGTCATAAAACTAATGCAGAAATGTATGAGTATATTAAAAATAATTTAGATTATGATCAGATGATTTGGGAGTTTGGAACAGAAAATAATCCAGACTGGGTGCATGTAAGTTATGTTTCAGAAGACGTTAATAGAAGACGATGTTTACAAGCTTACAAAGAAAATAGTAAAACAAAATATAAAGTAATATAATGGCAAGTAAAGGACCAGCTATAAAAGAAAAAGCTTACGAAAAACAAAACAGAAAAATGCGTAAAGATTATACATCCGAAACTGGTAAAAAGTTAGGTAGTAGACAAACATCTGGCACGGGTTCACGTAGAGTTTCATTTGCTTGTAGATTTGCTGGTATGAAAGGAGCAATGAAAGGTGCAAATGGAGAACCAACTAGAAAAGCTATGGCTTTAAAAAAATGGGGATTTGGTAGTGTTGAAGCTGCTAGAAATTTTTGTAATAAAAATAAAAATAAAAAAAAATAAAAAATGATTAGAAATTATTACACAGAAGCATTTAAAGGAGGTGTTACACCTATTGTAAGTGCTACGCAATTAATAGATGGTACAGTTAAAATAACAGAATCAACAACAGCAACATCAGTTACTAACGCGGCTACATCTGTAACCATAGTATTAACACTTAATGCTTCTATAAAAAGAGGTATGTATATCACAGGACCTACAGTGGCTCCTAGCCCAATAACTATAAATGATAATCTTATAGTTGAGCAAGTTGTACATGCAACTAACACTACCGTGACATTAAGTAAACCTATTCAAATGAATGCTGGTCAAGCATTAACATTTTTTAATGTAAATCAGAATAGTTGGAAAGAATATAGTTTATATGTAGGTATTTCACCAGAACAAGGTAACAGTTTTGGATCAGTAACTAGTGCAACAGCAAATCTATCAGCTGCTGCTCAAAAAGTTGTAACTTATAAAGTTTCTAATCCATATATTCAGTCAGGAATGAATGTTTATGATGATGGTGTTTTAGTTGGAGTTGTTGATGTAGTAAATACTGCTAACCAACTAACATTAGTAGCTAATTTAGCTGCTCTTATAGCTAACGATTCAGTTTTAACCTTTTCATTTAGTGTATTACCTAGTGTGTCTGTTTTAACTGTTGATAACCAAACAATGACATTTACAAATCCTGCTCAAGGGTTTGTGTTGCCAGTTTCAGTTGTTCAGGTAACTGCAGTAGCAGGAGGTATAACAGCCGCAAATTTAATCGCATTACATTAATATCATGGCTTATATACAATCCCCATTATTAAAAAAATTTCCTGAAATAAAGGAAAGCAATAAAGGTAAATTTACAGCTTGGGCTAAAAAGAACGGTTTTAAAGATGCTTGTTCTGCTGCTAGTGCTGTAATGTCAAAACAAAAAGAATATTCACCAGCGGTGGTCAAAATGGCTAACTACGCTAAAAACTTCGGATGTAAATCCAAAAAATAAAACAAAAAAAATAAATTATTATGGGAACAAAAGGAATAACAAAACATCCTAAGATAGGGCCAAACCATCTTGGTGGTGCAAAATATGATCAACCAAAAATGAGTGGAAAAGCTAAAGATTTAATGTCTTATCCAGGTGGTATGCCAGGACCTGGCACTTATGGCAGTATGAATAATAAAGTCGTAGGAAAAGGTATGATGAAATATATGGCTGGGGAACCTGTAGGTATGGCTAAATACAAAACAAACGATCAAAGAAAAGCCGCACACGCTAGTATGGCTGAGCAAGGTGCTGGAAAACATGGTAAACATATGGGCCCTGAAAAAGCTAAAACAATGGTAAAAGGACCAGATGGAAAAATGGTTCCAGATTATGCTGTAGACGGAAAAGGTAGTGGAGATTTAAAAAAATCTTCACCAGGAAAATACGGACACAAAAAAGGACCTAAAAAAGCTGATTACGATAAAGACATGGCTGAGGAAAGAATTCAAATAAAAAACGACAAAAAGAAAATCTTTCAAGATGATAAAGAAAAAAAAGAAGCTGAAGGTATGAAAAAATATGGTCATAAAAAAGGACCGGCTAAAGGAAAAGCGGTAAGAATTATCGGCAGCGGATCTGGAAAAGTTTTAGCTTCAAGAAATAAAAAAGAAGTTGGTAAAAAATACAAAAAGTAAAACCAATAAAACCATTAAGAATATACCAATTAACAATTAATTATTAACAAAACAAAAACAATTATTATGGCAGGTTATTTAGAAATCCCTATCACGGGTGGAACAGGAGCAACTTCAATTACAAACAAAGTTGTAATTTCAAAAGAGAGTATTATCTCTATTCAACAAGGTACAGTTGGAGCTCCACAAACAAATCCAACAACATTAACTCATATCTTATGTTCAGATGGTATTGAGTTTCAACTTACTCACACTACAGCAGCTGCTGGTTTTTCAGTACTAGATTCTCTTCTTGAAGGATGGACTGGTTCTCCAGGAAATGGTGTATCTAAAGTAGGTGGTATTCCAGCAACAGTTAGTGCAACTGGACAAGCTCTTACTTTTGTAACATTTACTCAATTAGTAATATCATAAGTATGAAACCTGGTTTAGGTGATAAAATAGAGTCCTTCACTAAGGCCACTGGTATCAAAAAAATCGTTGACACAGTTTCACAGGGTTTAAATATACCCTGTGGCTGTGAAAAACGTAAAAACGTATTAAATAAAATGTTTCCTGGAAAATGAGTTTTAAATTAAAATCACCTTTTACAAAACATGCTACTCCAATAGTTAATATGCCTATGGAAGAAAACGTTATGGGTAGGGCTGATAAACGAGGAAATATTTTAATAAATAAAGATTTAACAGATCCAAAACAAATAGAAGATACTATTAATCATGAAAATGTTCACATTGAACAAATGAAGTCAGGTGAATTAGATTATGATGATAAAGCTGTTTATTTTAAAGGTAAAAAATTTTTAAGAAAAGAGTTTAACGAATCAAACAAGAATTTACCTTGGGAGATAGAAGCTTATAAAGCAGGATAATTATGTCTAAACCTAAAAAAAAATTTAAAGATACTAAGGTAGGAAAATTCTTACTAGGTAAATCAGGTATTATAAATGTAATAGGAGATATATTGCCTGATCAAGGTGCACTAGGTATGGTTAAAAACCTTATACATAAGGATGAAGACTTACCACCACAAGACAAAGAAATAGCTCTTAAATTATTAGAGCAAGACATGACTGAACTACAAGAAATTTCAAAACGTTGGGAAAGCGATATGAAATCAGATAGTTGGTTATCTAAAAACACACGACCAATGACATTGATATTCTTAACAACATCTCTTGTTATTTTTATTTTGTTAGATGGTTTTGATATAGCATTCAGTATTGATACTGGATGGATTGATCTTTTAAAATCACTTCTAATAACCGTTTATGTTGCCTATTTCGGTTCAAGAGGTGCAGAGAAATTTAAATCAATAGGCAAATAATTAAATTTAATAAAATGAGTGAAGCAAAACAAATGATTACCGAAGACCAACTAAAAAAAATTCAAGGCTTTCAAAAAGACTTAAACAAGTTGTTAAATGAAGTTGGATTTTTAGAAGCCCAAAAAGCCCAAGTATTAGGAAAATTTGGTGAAGTCAACAAACAAACTGAAGATTTCAAAAAAGAGTTAGAAAAAGAATACGGATCGATTAACATTAATCTTGAAGACGGATCTTTTGAACCTATCGAAAAAGAAGAAGACAAGAAAGAGTAATGTCATCTGTTATTAGAAAAATTAGCATTGGTTCTGATTATAAAACCGATGCAATGCATTATTCTTTGACCCAGTCGGTATATGGAGGTCATACTATATCTCATATACTCTTTGATACAAAAGATAATTCTTATAACATTTACATTAAAAAAAACAACGAGGTATTGCCGTGGAAGAAATTTAATTCTAACATGGCTATATCCGTTGAGTATGATTTAGAGTATTAATGAAAAGTTTATTTGATTTTATCGTTGAGCCCTACGGCCAGCGATATAATAATAAAGTAAAGGTAGGTGACAAAAGCCTTATAATTAACACTCAAGTCGAAACTTTTAAAGCTGTAAATAATATAGCAAAAGTTATAGAAGTACCTTTATCATATAAAACACCAGTTAAAAAAGGTGATTTAATAATGATTCATCATAATGTATTTAGAAGATGGTATAATATGAGAGGTGAAGAAAAAAACAGTAAGTCGTATTTTAAAGACGGTTTATATTTTGTACAACAAGATCAAGTTTATTTATATAAAAATAAAGACAAATGGTTATCATTTGGTGATAGATGTTTTGTTGCACCACTCAAAGATAAAATTGAAATACATAACGTTTTAGAACAAAACCTTATTGGTGTATTAAAATATGGTAATAGTGCGTTAGAAGCGCTAGAAATAAACGAGGAAGATGTTGTAGGTTATAAACCTTTTGGTGAGTATGAATTTATTGTAGATGGCAAGCGCTTATATTGTATGAAATCAAATGATATTGTAATTAAGTATGAACGTCAAGGAAACGAAACAGAATATAATCCTAGCTGGGCACAAAGCAGTTGAGGAATTAATAAAGGTTGCTAAAGAAGCTATTGTTGATTCTGACGATGATATATCAGCTGATAGATTAAAAAATGCCGCAGCTACAAAAAAGCTAGCTATATTTGATGCTTTTGAAATACTTAATCGTATTAAAGAAGAAGAAGATATGTTAAACGATAAACCAAAAGAAGAAAAGAAAAAAGAAGCTTTTGGAGGTTTTGCAGAAAGACGATCTAAATAATGTATAAACAAACATTATACCAAATAATTGATCACATAAAACCACACGTAATAAAAAGATTAAACAAATCTAAAAAGTGGAAGTATGGTTATAATAAAGAATATAATATTATTGTTATATCTAAAACTGGTCAAATAGGGGATATATACGAGATACAAAACTTGAAAATAGCATTACCAAAAGAAAAAGATGTTGATAAAGAACATGATACGTGGAAGCCACATGAGTACCCTAAGACATTAAAAAAGATTAAAACAATATTTGACTGGAAACAATATCCGGATGATTTTAAAGACAAATGGTATGCGTACATTGATAGAGAATTTGCCAGGCGCCACGAAGGTTATTGGTTCACTAATAAGGGTAAAGCTACTTATATTACTGGTACTCATTATATGTACTTGCAGTGGTCCAAGATTGATGTTGGGCAAGCAGATTTTAGAGAAGCAAACAGATTATTCTATATATTCTGGGAAGCTTGCAAGGCAGATACAAGATGTTACGGAATGTGCTACCTCAAAAACAGACGGTCTGGTTTTTCATTCATGGCATCTGGTGAAACTGTCAACCTTGCAACCATCTCTAGTGATGCTAGATACGGTGTGTTATCAAAGTCTGGATCTGATGCAAAAAAAATGTTTACCGATAAAATTGTACCCATATCAGTTAACTACCCATTTTTCTTTAAACCAATACAAGATGGTATGGACAGGCCAAAAACCGAGCTTGCATACAGGGTTCCAGCTAGTAGGTTTACAAGAAAAAAATTAGATACTAACGAACAGTTAGAAGAGCTTGAAGGATTAGATACAACTATTGACTGGAAAAATACAGGAGATAACAGTTATGATGGTGAAAAATTAAAACTACTTGTACATGATGAAAGTGGTAAATGGGAAAAACCTGATAACATATTAAACAACTGGAGGGTCACAAAAACTTGTTTACGATTAGGTTCTAGAATTATAGGTAAGTGTATGATGGGATCAACGAGCAATGCTCTTGATAAAGGTGGTAGAAACTATAAAAAAATATATGATGACTCAGACGTTACCAGAAGAAACCGCAACGGGCAGACTAGCTCGGGATTATATAGCTTGTTCATACCTATGGAATGGAACTACGAAGGATACATTGATTCTTATGGGTTACCTGTCTTCGAGACGCCAGAAAAACCAAAAAAAGGTCCAGACGGTTACCCAATTGAAATCGGTGTTATCGAACATTGGGAAAATGAAGTAGATGGTCTTAAGAATGATCCTGATGCACTTAATGAATTATATAGACAGTTTCCACGTACAGAAAAACATGCATTCAGAGACGAAACAAAACAATCTTTATTTAATCTAACTAAGATTTACGAACAAATAGATTATAATGAAGACTTAAAACATTCAAACGTTGTAACTAAAGGTAATTTTCAATGGCAAGATGGTGTTCAAGACACAAGCGTTATGTTTGTTCCTAGTAATCAAGGTAGATTTTTAATTTCTTGGGTACCAAATATAAATCAACAAAATAGAGTTATTGTTAAAAACGGTAGAAAATATCCTGGTAATGAACACATGGGTGCTTTTGGTTGTGATAGTTATGATATATCAGGAACAGTAGATGGTAGAGGATCAAAAGGTTCTTTGCACGGTTTAACTAAGTTTAGCATGGAAGATGCTCCTGCTAATTTATTTTTTTTAGAATATATAGCTAGACCTCAGACTGCAGAAATATTTTTTGAGGATGTACTTATGGCTTGTGCATTTTATGGTATGCCAATACTTGCAGAAAATAATAAACCAAGGTTGTTATATCATTTTAAACGTAGAGGTTACAGAGGTTTTTCTATGAATCGTCCAGACAAAACAGCACATAAATTATCTGTAACAGAAAAAGAAATAGGTGGTATACCTAATTCAAGTGAAGATGTTAAACAAGCACATGCTGCTGCTATCGAAGCTTATATTGAAGATTTTGTAGGTTACAACAATGAACAATATGGCACAATGTATTTACAAAAAACATTAGAAGACTGGGCAGCGTTTGATATAAACAATAGGACTAAACATGATGCGTCGATTAGTTCTGGCTTAGCTATTATGGCTTGTAATAAAAACAAATATAGACCCGTTGCTGAGGTTGTAAAACAACCAGTTAATTTGAGTTTTTCAAAATATGACAATAGAGGCAATGAATCAAAAATAATTAATAGATGAAATTAAACACTGGTATTAATAGTGCATTTCCAAGTCAGATGGTATCTGAGGAGGAAAAGAAATCTTTAGAATATGGTTTGCTAGTTGGTCAAGCTATTGAATATGAATGGTTTAGAGGTGGTAGAGTAAACGGTAGTAGATGGAACACAGGTTATCAAAATTTTCACAATTTAAGATTATACGCTAGAGGCGAACAAAATGTACAAAAATATAAAGATGAATTATCTATTAATGGTGATTTGTCTTATTTAAATTTAGACTGGAAGCCAATTCCTATTATACCTAAATTTGTAGATATAGTTGTTAATGGTATTGCTGCTAAAAATTATGATTTAAAAGCTTACGCTCAAGATCCTTTTTCTTTAAAACAAAGAACAGATTATGTAAGTGGTATATATAGAGATATGATGGCTCAAGACTATCTTAATAAAATTAAAGAAACTACAGGTATTGATTTGTACAACTCTGATCCTAAAGTTTTACCACAATCAAAAGAAGAATTAGAAATACATATGCAATTAAACTACAAACAGTCTGTAGAAATTGCTGAAGAAGAAGCTATAAACAATACGTTAGCGTTTAATAAATATCAATTAACAAATAAAAGAGTTATAGAAGATGTTGTTACAATTGGTATTGGTGCGGTTAAAACTACTTTTAATAAATCAGAAGGTGTTGTAGTTGATTATGTAGACCCTGCTAATCTTGTTTATTCATACACTAATGATCCTAACTTTGAAGATATATATTACGTTGGTGAAATAAAGTCAATGACTTTGGCTGAAATAAAAAAAAGGTTTCCATATATTACAGATAAAGAAATGGAAATGATGGTTAGGTATCCTGGTCGTGATGGTTATATAGCTAACCCTAATTATGATAATGATTTAGTTCAAATATTATTTTTTGAATATAAAACATTTATTGATCAAGTTTTTAAAATTAAAAAAACAGATTCTGGTTTAGAAAAAACATTAGAAAAACTTGATACATTTAATCCTCCAAAAAGTGATAACTTTGATAGAGTTTCTAGGTCAATAGAAGTTTTGTTTAGTGGAGCAAAAGTAATGGGTGTTCCTCAAATGTTAGAATGGAAGTTAGCTAAAAACATGACAAGACCTAATAGTGATTTAACTAAAGTAAAAATGAATTATGTTATATGTGCACCTAATTTATATCAAGGTCGTATTGAATCTTTAGTTAGCAGATGTACAAGTTTTGCTGATATGATACAATTAACATCATTAAAACTACAACAAGTAATTCAACGTATGGTTCCAGATGGTGTGTTTGTAGATGTTGACGGTCTTGCTGAGGTTGATCTAGGTAATGGTACTAATTATAATCCGCAAGAAGCTTTAAACATGTATTTCCAAACTGGTAGTATAGTTGGTAGAAGCTTGACACAAGATGGCGATCCTAATAGAGGTAAAGTGCCAATACAAGAATTACAAACATCGGCTTCTAATGCTAAAATACAGTCTTTAATAGCTACATATCAGTATTATTTACAAATGATAAGAGATGTAACTGGATTAAATGAAGCAAGAGACGGAAGTCAACCTGATCCTAACGCTTTAGTCGGATTGCAAAAAATGGCTGCCAATGCTTCAAATATAGCTACTAAACATATATTAGACGCAAGTTTATATTTAACATTAAGAGCTTGTGAAAATATTTCATTAAGACTTGCTGATGCTTTAGAATTTGATTTAACTAAACAAGCATTAATGCAAAGTATTTCGTTAACTAATACACAAAATTTAGAGGAACTTAAAAATCTTCATTTATATGATTTTGGTATTTACTTAGAACTTGAGCCTGATGATGAAGAAAAAGCTATGCTAGAGCAAAATATACAAGTAGCTTTACAAGCAGGTCAAATATATCTTGAAGATGCTATTGATATTAGAGAAGTCAAAAATATACAATTAGCTAATCAAATATTAAAATATAGAAGAATACAGAAACAAAAGCAAGACCAAGCCGCTCAACAACAACAAATACAAGCTCAATCACAAGCTAACATGCAGGCTTCTGAACAGGCTGCTTTAAATGAAGTACAAAAACAAGAGGCTTTGGCTAATACTGAAATACAAATAGAACAAGCTAAATCTCAGTTTGAAATACAAAGAATGGAGCAAGAAGCGTTAATTAAAAAACAATTAATGGCTGAAGAGTTTCAATATCAACTTCAATTAGCTCAACAAAAAAATGCTAGGGTAAGTGAAAAAGAACAATTTATAGAAGATCGTAAAGATAAAAGAACTAAAATACAAGCAACACAACAATCAAAAATGATTGAACAACGTCAAAACGATTTATTACCTACAGATTTTGAATCAGCTGGTAATGATAACTTAGGCGGGTTTGGTTTAGAGCAGTTTACACCACAATAAAACCTATTTATTAATTTATATTATATTATATTATGTCAGAACAAGTAAAAGAAGAGGGTACTTTTAAAATTAAAAGTAAACCTAAACAATTGGTAAAAAACGATATTATTAAAGTCGATTTATCAAAAACTAAAAAACAAGAAAAAGATGCCGTTCAAGTCGGAGAAACAAAGAAGGTGGCTGTGGAAGAACAAGCCGGAAATAGCCCTCAAATGGACAAACCAGTATCAGAGCCCAAAGAAGTTTCTGAAACTAAAGAAGAACAACCAATAATACAAGAGGTTGTTGAAAAAGAAAAACCTAATGAGAAAAAAATTGAAGAAGAAATAGTACAATTAGGTGAAAAAATTGAAGAAAAAGTTATTGCTCCTACACCTGAAGAGGCAAGAGAAGTAGCTAAACTACCTGAAAACATCGAAAAAGTCGTAGACTTTATGAAAGAAACAGGTGGAACATTAGAAGATTATGTAAGATTAAATGCAGATTATTCTAATGTAGATAATGATACTCTTTTACGAGAGTATTACAAACAAGCCAAATCACATCTTGACTCAAGTGAAATTAACTTTATGATTGAAGATAATTTTTCATTTGATGAAGAGGTGGATGAGGAGCGAGATATTCGTAAGAAAAAACTCGCTTATAAAGAAGAGGTTGCTAAAGCCCGAAAGCATTTAGATGGTTTAAAAAGTCAATACTACGAGGAGATCAAGTTGAGACCTGGTACGACACAAGACCAACAAAAAGCTATGGACTTTTTTAATCGCTATAATGAAGAGCAAAACACAGCTCAACAACAACATGAAGATTTTAAATCTAATACTAAAAAATACTTTTCTGAAGATTTCAAAGGTTTTGACATCGCTGTAGGAGATAAAAAATTTAGATATGGAGTTAAAAATCCCAATGAAGTTGCAACTAAACAATCGAATATTACAAACACAATTAAGAAGTTCTTAGATGATAAAGGTAATGTAAAAGATGTTAAAGGTTATCACAAAGCTATGTATGCCGCTGACAATGTTGACTCAATTGCAAAACATTTTTATGAGCAAGGTAAATCCGATGCTACTAAAGATCTTGTTGCAAAATCTAAAAACATTACAGACGATGTAAGGTCTACGCCTGCAGGAGATGTATTTGTTGGAGGATTTAAAGTTAAATCAATCAGTGGTCTTGATTCTTCTAAATTGAAGATAAAATCAAAAAAGTTTAACTAAAAACAAAATTAATTATTATGGGACAAATGACTCCTGTGTTTGGAAGTATTATACCTTCTCAACAACAACTAGCGCTACAGAATAACTACTTAGCGTTTAATACTGGTGGTGCAAATGACTTTGCTCAGCAGTACCTACCTGAAGTTTACGAAGCTGAGGTAGAAAGATATGGAAACAGAACTTTAAATGGTTTCCTTAGAATGGTTGGCGCTGAAATGCCAATGACGTCTGATCAAGTAATTTGGTCAGAACAAAACAGATTACACGTTTCTTATAACAATGTAAATCAAACTGGTGGTGCAGGTTCTGCACAATTAGAATTTGCTTTAGGTGGTAACCCCGCTGTATCAAATGCTATTTTTCCAAATGATACAATCGTTGTAATGAACCCAACTACTGGTGTTACACTTAAAGGTGTAGTATCTACTAGTTTACCAGCTGGTATTGGGCAAAGAGTTATTGCTTATCCTTTTACTGCTGCTAACTGGGATGCTTTAGGAGTGGGAGCCACAAACCTTAAAATGTTTGTATACGGTTCTATTTTTGCTAAAGGAACTGTTGGACCTGTAGATAATGGCTTAGGTGCTGGATCTTACAAGTCTATTCAGCCTTCATTTACTCAATATGCAAATAACCCGATTATCATAAAAGATTCATTCCAAATTAATGGTTCTGATATGGCTCAAATCGGTTGGGTAGAAGTTGCTACAGAAGATGGTACATCAGGATACTTATGGTATCTAAAGTCTGAGTCTGAAACAAGACTAAGATTTGATGACTATTTAGAAATGGCAATGGTTGAAGGTGAATTAGCTACTGGAGCTGGAGGTGTAAGTTTTGCTGCTCAAGCTGCTGCTAATGTTCAAGGATTTGGAGGCGGTATCAACGCTTATGGATCTCAAGGGCTTTTTGCTGCTATTCAAGCAAGAGGTAATATCATGTCTGGATTCTCAGCTGGTACTGGTCTTTCTGATTTTGATCAAGTACTTAAAAATCTAGATACTCAAGGAGCTATTGAAGAAAACATGCTTTTCTTGAATAGAGGTCTTGATTTAGATTTTGATGACATGCTAGGACAAATTTCAGGTGGATCTGTAGGTGGAACAGCTTACGGTTTATTTGAAAACTCTGAAGACATGGCGCTTAATTTAGGTTTCTCTGGTTTTAGAAGAGGTTCTTATGACTTCTATAAAACTAGCTGGAAATACTTAAACGACGCTTCTACAAGAGGTGGGGTTGCAGTAAGTGGAATAGAAGGTGTATTAATACCTGCTGGAACATCAACTGTGTATGACCAACAATTAGGTACTAACATAAGAAGACCATTCTTACACGTTAG